AGAAGGAGGTAATGAAGTGGAAAAACTTAATGTAGGCAAAGAAGCAGACGTAGTTGCAGAAGATGTAACTGTTGAAGCTCCAGCCGAAGACTCAGCAACAGACGCAGCAGTTGAAGAAACAGAAGCAGTTGCAGATGAAGCAGTAGTTGAAGTTTCTACTCAAGAAGCAGTAGTTGATTCTACTGAAGAAGCAGTAGCACAAGACCCTTCTGCCGAAACTCTGGAAAAAGCAGCCGAAGTATCAGAAGATAAGGTTGATGAACCTGATTTTGCGAAGATGTTAGGCGATCTAAAAGGCTTTTTCTCAGAAACTCTAGGTAAGGCATCAGAAGCAAATGCATCACAGGTTACATCAATTAAAGAAACTGTTGAAACCTTTAGCAAGAGCGTAGATGTTCGCATCTCAGAGTTGGCAGAACAACACACAGCACTTTCAAGCGCTGTAAATGATATCAAGAACACGATTGATAGTGTACAAAAGCGTGTCGATGCAGTAGAATCCGAGACTGCAATTAAGAAGTCTTCTGATCTTGGCCGATCAGAGGAAGTAACAATCAAAAAATCAAAGTGGAACGGTTCTTTCCTCGGTTCCGTGAATGAAATATTTAACTAAGGTAGGTATAAAATAAATGAGCAATGAAACATTAGAAAAAGCAATTGCAGCTGGCACAACAGCCACTGGCACATTCGCTTCAACAACTGGTGGAGCAGGAGTACACACAGCGTCTGAAAACGGCAACGGTGGTCTTCTCAACCCAGAACAGTCTGCTCGATTCCTTGACTATATGTTCGACGCAACCGTAATTGGTAAGGTCGCACGTACAGTACGTATGAAGTCAGACACAGCCGAGATTGATCGTATGTCCGTTGGTGAGAAGCTTATGAAGCTTGCAACCGAAGGAGATAACACAGCAGCTAACGCAGCAGTGACATTCTCAAAGATTTCTTTGACAACAAAGAAGCTACGCATGGACTGGGAGCTCTCAACAGAGTCACTAGAAGATAACATCGAAGGTGCAGATCTAGAAGATCACATTGCACGTTTGATGGCAACACAGGCAGGAAATGACATCGAAGATGTTATTCTTAACGGTGATGCATCTAACACAGGAGACGCTCTTTACAAGTCATTCGATGGCGTTGTAAAGAAGGCAAAGGCAGAAGGCCGTGTCGTAGACGCAGCTGGAGCCGCAGTATCTCGTGAAGTATTCAACAAGGCACTTAAGGCTATGCCACGTAAGTACAAGCAACGTCGTGGAGACCTTCGCTTCCTTGCTGGATCAAACTTGATTCAGGATTTCCTATATGCTAACAGCATTGGAACAAACCAGACTATCCCACAGGACATCGCATCAAGCGTAATCCGTGGCGGAGTCGCACCTCTAGGTGGACCAGCAGGATATGTGGCACCATTCGCATTCGGTATTCCGATTGTTGAAGTACCACTTCTTAATGAGACACAAACTGGAGATTACACAACTCCAACAGGATCACACGGAGATATCCACTTGTCATTCCCAAATAACGTAGTTATTGGTGTCAAGCGTGATGTAACTGTTTACCGATTCTTCTGGCCACGTAAGGACTCAATTGAGTACACAATGTATACTCGTGTTGGCGTCCAGATCGAGCAAGCAGATGCTTGGGTAGTCGTAAAGAACGTTAAGGTTGCTTCTTAATTAATTAAGAATTAACCCCCGAAAGGCCCCCAATTAATTTTGGGGGCTTTTCATTTTAATTTAACAATGCTATAATTAAAGGACCTAACAAAGGAGATAATATGTCATTTGAGACATTGAAAGTAGCAGAACTCAGAAAAATTGCAGAGGACTTTGCAGTTGACACTGATGGAATTAAGAGTAAGGCAGATATCGTTGCCGCCCTTGCAGAAGAGGGAGTCACATGGTCTGTCTATCAAAAGACTGTTAAGGATATTGAAGAGGCAGCAGAAGAGTTTGCCGACACAGAAGAAATCCTTCCAAGATTTAATCCAGACGCACAACCAGAAAACACAGTGCTAGTTAGAATGACTAGAGCAAACTATAGGTATGATGTTATTGGATTCACATTTACAAAAGAGCATCCTTTTATTGCGATGACAGAAGAAAATGCTCAAGAAATTTTTGATAAGGAGGAGGGCTTTAGATTAGCAACTCCAAAGGAAGTTCAGGAGTATTACAACTAATCTAGGCTTATAAAATGGCAGAGATATATGTAAACAGCAATTCCCCAGTTAAGACAAAGATCTATTGGGAGGGGGAACTAGTATCCCCAGAAGGAAACGTTACAGCAAAAGTATACGATGTTACACAAAGTATTACTAGTAACGTTAACCCTAATACCGTTTTGATCACATTGACCGCTACAGCGGTTGAGACAGATGCTGGGACATATCAGGTAATATTGCCATTTTCTTATACGGCAAATCCTAGAAAGCCAATGGAACCCATACAACATATTTAACTGTTGTTACCCCATACATTTCTATTAATGAACAGATAGAGGATTTAAATTTTGGGTCGGATCCAAGCGATCCAAATTATAAAACCTATGTGGATCTTCAGTCTGCAGAAAGATATGCAAGAAAGATAATTGAAGATTTTACAGGACAAGACTTTTATTTATATACAGCTAATCAAGTTATTTACGGTGATGAATCAGATACGCTTCCCCTTTCATCTAAGCTAAATAGAATTTATCAGTTGTACTCAAATGATATATTGCTTGTTGATAATCTCGTAAGCCCTCCTGTAAACAATTGGCTATATGACCCAGTTGTTTCAGAGAGTGGTTTTGGTATAAGAGTTAATAGAACTAACCTGCTAGACAATGCAGTGTATGTTGCAAATGGACTAGTGCCTCCAACAATTAACGACACATTTAATGGAGTGTTCTCAAAGAATGTCCAATATAAAGTGGTTGGAGAATTTGGCTGGGAAACCGTGCCAGATGCAGTACAGCTCGCAACAGTAGAATTAATGAAAGACTATTTCTCTAAGGATAAGACCTGGAGAAATAAGTACATTAAATCAATTAAAACATTTGACTGGAGTTTTGAGTATAATAGCTCAGCATCATCAGGAACAGGGAATCTGTACGTAGACCAGCTTCTTAATCCTTATGTTATTACTCAAATGGTTCTTATATAATGTACAGCATTGTTGATTCAGTCCTACCTATGCTTATGGATGTGTATAAGCAATTTGATACACAAGACGAGTCAACAGGTGCATTTAAAAAAGAATGGCAATTTAATAGAACAGTCCCTTGTCACGCAAAAGGAATAATTAGCAACTCAGCATCTACTCGATCTGGGGATAAGCAAGTTTTTTCTAACAAGTATCTTAACGATCAGGTGCTACAAATAAGAACTGCCACCAAGTTAACCTTTAGAGAAAAGATTACCAATATCAGAGCGCTAGACGGAACGATTATTTGGGAAGAAGTAGACTTCCCAAATAACACCCCTACAGTATTTGAGGTAATGGGGGTTACACCAATGACCGAACCGCTGGGCGGAATTGTTGGATACAACACAACCGTCAAGAGATCGGAGAGTCAGGTAATTGGACAATAGCGTAGCCCTAATACAGGCATCTAGCGGATTAGAAAGATTAATGGCAGGAACAGTCCCAGGAGTTATAAAGGACAGTACAGTAGCACAGATATCAGCATTCTTATATTATGAGGCAAGCGTATTGTCTCAATTAACACAAAACGCAGAATTTGCAAATCTATTTAAGAAAACTATATTTAATCAAATAGAAAAAGACTTTGGGCAGTACATGGATGCTCAAGCAAGAAGTAAGCCAAAATCATTACACCACGTTTATGAATGGAATAAGGTTGGAAATCCAGCACACAGACTATTTGATTTAAAATTAATTGATCAAGGCGGATTGTCATTTAGAGTATCTAGAGATTTTAAAGCATCTAAATCTACCGTGCCATCAAAAAATAAAAAGCAAAAGAAAAGATATGTATTTGAAAATAAAGCTTCTATCATGGAAGCTGGAATGCCCGTAGTAATCCGCCCAAGGTCAGCAGAGCGCCTAGTATTTGAATTAGATGGTAGAACAGTGTTCATGCCTAAAGGGTCCTCTGTGACCGTCAAGAGGCCTGGTGGAAAGTCTGTAACAAACCAATTCTCTCTATCATATGGAAGATTCTTCGGCGGGCAATTAGTAAATGCTTCTATTAAGGCGTCTGGATTTCAAAGAATATTTAATTCAGCAATATCAAAAGCTCTATCTGTGCCTGTTAATATTAGGAAGGTGCAATATAGCTTCACTGCTGGTAAAATAAGAATGCAGGCTGACTCAGCCTTAAGAGCATCATTTGGAGGAGCACTATGACCGCAAACTATAAAATAGACGCAATGTTTGAGCTCCGTAAATTCCTATGGAAAGAGCTAAAGTT